GCTCAATTGGTATTCAATTCGACAGACTTAACACAATTGGTGCGCTTACTGCAGTTTCTAACGTAGCATCATTCACTCTTACTTTCGATGATACTTACAGAGGCGCAACTCAGTTCATTGCTAACTCAACTGCTTCGAACACTGTAACACGTCACTGGGAATTTTATAACGTAGTTGACCAGGCTCCAACAACTTCGACATATGTTTCGCAGTTTGGTAATAGTGCTGCTGTTGATACTATGCACGTTGTTGTTGCTGACGAAAACGGCATGTTTACTGGTACTCCAGGCGCTATTCTTGAAACATTCACTAATGTTTCTCGTGCAACAGATGCTAAGACAATTGGCGGTCAAACAAACTATTACCGTACTATCATTAACCAGACTTCAAATTATATTTGGGACATTAATGATCGTACTGGTGCTGCTTCTGCAAATGCTGCTCTTATTGCTTCTTCAACAAATGGCGCTGCTCTTACTCTATCGCTTAACTACGGTTCTGACGGTATCACTGAAGCAAATACCAGCTCGTTGCAGATTCTTGCAAATGCTTACAACCTATTCGCTTCACCAGAAGATGTAGATATTTCTCTCGTTCTTCAGGGCAAGCCAATTGGTGGTTCAACTGCTTCTGGTTCTTACACTGTAAATAACTTCCAGCTTGCTAACTATATCATCGACAATATCTGCGCCACTAGACTTGACTGTGTCGCCTTTATTACTCCAGACGATGGTGTTGTAACTGGTAATGCTGGTAATGAAGCTCTTGCAATCACTGCTTGGAGAAATGTTATTCATGATTCTTCATATGCTGTGATGGACTCTGGCTATAAGTACATGTACGATCGTTATAACGACATCTATCGTTACGTTCCAACAAACGGTGATATTGCTGGTCTTTGTGCACGTACTGATGCAACTCGTGATCCATGGTGGTCACCAGCTGGTCTAAATCGTGGTCAGATCAAGAACGTAGTTAAGATGCGTTACAATCCACGTAAGTCAGCAAGAGATATTCTTTATAAGAATGGTATCAACCCAGTTGTATCGTTCCCAGGTGAAGGCACAGTTCTTTATGGTGATAAGACTCTTCAGTCTAAGCCATCTGCATTCGATCGTATCAATGTTCGTCGTTTGTTCATTGTTCTTGAGAAAGCAATTTCAACTGCTTCTAAGTTTACTCTATTCGAATTCAACGATGAGTTTACTCGTGCACAGTTCAAGAACTTGATCACTCCATATCTTCGTGACGTTCAGGGTCGTCGTGGTATCACTGACTTCCTCGTTGTTTGCGATGGAACAAACAATACACCACAGGTTATTGACAGTAATCAGTTCGTTGGCGATATTTACATCAAGCCAGCTCGTTCTATCAACTTTATCCAACTTAACTTCGTTGCTGTTGCTACTGGCGTACAGTTCTCTGAAGTCGTTGGTAAGTTCTAATAAATAGATAAAAGGAGTAAGCAATAATGGCTTCAGGTTTTAATATCAGCACTTTCAAGTCAAGAGGTCTAACACTTGGTGGTGTTCGCCCTGCACTCTTCGAAGTGTATCTAACTATCCCAACATTCGTAGCTGCAGATACTGGCTCCGATTCAAAGTTTCGCTTCACATGTCGTGGAGCGCAGCTACCAGCTGCTCAGCTTGGTACGGTTGAAGTTCCATACTTCGGTCGTACTATTAAGTTCGCTGGTGATCGCACATTCGCTGACTGGACAGTAACAGTAATGAACGATGAGGATTTCCTTGTTCGTTCAATGTTCGAAAAGTGGTCGAATGAGCTAAACAAGCTTCAGGCTAACGTGCGTAAGGCTTATCAGTCAGAAAATGACTATAAGGCAACAATGAATGTTATCCAGTATTCTAAGGACGGTAAGGTGATTCGTGGTTACGACATCATCGGCGCTTATCCTTCAACAGTTGATGCAATTGATCTTAACTGGGAAACAACTAACCAGATCGAAACATTTGGTGTTACTTTCTCATATGATTACTGGCTCCCAACTGATGGAACAGAACAGTTTAATGCATACCTTGGTGATGCAGTAACTCCTGTTTCAACTTAATATATAATAGTGATGTAATAGAGAGGGGTGAAAACCCCTCTCTCATTTGAAAGAAAGAAAATGGCAGAATTATTCGGTTTCGAATTTAAACGCAAAGTAGCACAAGATTTAGCGCCCTCATTCGCTCCAAAAGAGACCGAAGATGGTGCATTAGTCTTAGCTGCTGGCGGTAGTTATGGTACATATGTTGATCTTGATGGTACGGTAAGAACTGAAGCCGAGCTAGTTACAAAATATAGAGAAATGGCTCTACAGCCTGAATGTGATGCAGCTATCGACGAAATTGTTAATGAAACAATGGCGATCGATGAAAAAGATATTGTTAAGTTAGATTTAGATAATCTTGAAGTTTCTGATAAGCTTAAAAAAGCTATTCTAGAAGAATTTAATAACATTGTAAACATTCTTGATTTCCGCCGCTATGCCTACGAAATTTATCGTCGTTGGTATGTGGATGGTCGTTTGTATTATCATGTTATCATTGATGATAAAGATACAAAAGCTGGTATTAAAGAAATTCGTTTTATTGATCCACGTAAGATCCGCAAGGTCCGTGAAATTGTAAAACAAAGAGTTAAGGGTGGTGAAGGTGGTGAAGCTGTTATCACTAAGACACAAAATGAATATTATATTTTTAATGATAAGGGTTTTAATTACGGCAATAAAACTGTTGGTCCTTCAACTAACGGATTACGTATTGCTAAGGACTCTATCCTTCATGTTACATCAGGATTAACTGATACTAATGGCACTATGGTGCTTTCATATCTTCACAAAGCTATTAAGGCTCTAAATCAGCTACGCACTCTTGAAGATGCACTTGTTATCTACCGCCTTGCTCGTGCTCCTGAACGTCGTATCTGGTATATTGACGTTGGTAATCTTCCTAAAATGAAAGCCGAGCAGTATGTTCGTGATATCATGGTTAAGCATAAAAACCGTTTGATCTATGACGCTGAATCTGGCAACGTAAGAGATGATCGTAAGTTTATGTCGATGCTCGAAGACTATTGGTTGCCTCGTCGTGAAGGTGGTCGTGGTACAGAAGTAACTACACTTCCTGGTGGTCAGACACTTGGTCAGATGGACGACGTTCTTTACTTCCAGAAGAAATTCTATGGCACATTGAATGTTCCTATCAATCGCCTTAACTCTGACGCATTGTTCTCGCTTGGACGTGCTACAGAAGTTACTCGTGATGAATTGAAGTTCGCTCGTTTTGTTTCAAGATTACGTGCTAAGTTCTCGATGCTCTTTACTAAAATGCTTGAGAAGCAGCTAGTTCTTAAGCAAATTATGACTATTGAAGATTTTAACAATATCGCTGCTGATCTTAAATATGATTATACTAAGGACAATTACTTCAATGAGTTGAAGGAAGGTGAGATTCTTGATAATCGTATTAACCTCATGCGCAACATGCAGGATATGATTGGTAAGTATTACTCGCACGAGTGGGCGCGTAAAAATATCCTTCAGCAGAATGATGAAGATATTGAAGAGCAAGATAAAGAAATTAAAGAAGAAACTGATTCTGGTGATAAACGTTGGATGAATCCAATGGATCAACAAATGATGATGAATGATCAAGATCCTAATGCACCTTTTGGTGAAGGTGAAGAAAAAGGCGATACTGAACAGAATCCTTTAGCCAATGATGAAGATACTGATGCTACTCCTGCAACTGATGAACAAAATAAAAAAATGCAGCAAGCCAAAGCAAAGTACAATCTTCTAAAAAATAAAAAGAATAAAACATTAAAAGATATAGCAGATTACAAGTCAGTTGCTCAAATTCTAGCAAAAAATAAATAAGTGGAGATAAAAAATGGATAATGAAACAACGCATTCTATTCAGGATTTAGTAAAATTTTCTTATGAACAGAAGCCGATAGATTTTGAAGCAGCATTTAATTCTATTCTAACAGATAGAATTGCTGTAGCTGTTGACAATAAAAAAATTGAAGTGGCTCAATCAATGTTTAATCCTGCAGAAGATATAAATACTGAACAGGATTCAGAATCAGAGGAATAAGAAATAATGGCAAAGCAGCTTAAAGATATTTTAGGAACAAGATCAGTTAAAACTGTTCCTGGTAATCTTGGAAAAGATCCAGGCGTTGATTACGAGCCAAAGGCTGGTGATGAACAGAAGTTTGTTGCTATGCATGTTCACCAGAAGCATGAATATCCTCATGATAATGAAGGTATGTTCACTGGAAAAGTTGATTATGCTCTTGATAAGGCAATCAATGCTCGCCTAGGATATACTCAAAAAGAAGCTGAGAAAGCTGCATTTACTGCTGTAAAAGAAGAAACTCTTGATGAGCTTTCAACTGACCTTCTACATCGTGCAGCTCATAAAGCAGCTAAGGTTGCCATGACAGATGTTCAGGGTCGTTCTGGTCCTATTTTTAAAAAGCGTGCAGCGCAAGCTAACAAGTTCCGTGCTAAGGGCATGGAACAGGAAAAACAAGAAAAAGCTATGAAGGAAGAAGTTATCGACGAAGCATATGATAAAAATAGTAAAGCTCACCAAGCTGCTAAAAAAACAGTTAAAGGTATGAAAGGATTAGCTCGAGTTAAATTTCATCCAGATGGTTCTGCTTCTGTTCATACAAAAGGTAATGAACACGTGTCTTCAACTCGAGTTGTCGACCAGCATCATGATATCCATGGACTTGGTTATAATCGTCCTGAATCAGCATACAAAAAATCTTCTTTCAAGAAAGACGGTTTAACTCATAATACTAAATCCGTTGATGGCGGACATGTTATCCATATTCATGAAGAAGCTCTTGACGAAGTGCTAACTAAGTCAACAACTGCTGGTGAAACCATTCATGATTTCGTTCATTCAAAGAATCCTAAGTTTGCTGGTAAGTCAAAAGAAAAGCGTAAGGAAATGGCGCTTGCAGCTTATTATGCAAAACAGCGCAATGAATCAGTTCAAGAAGATCTTGCTGTTCCTCTTCTTGGATCAACATATGGTTCTTCTGATATTGCAAAAAATAAAACAGACGACACTCAATCAGAAATTGATATGGTTCGTGCAGAATTAAAGGCAATTGCTAATAAGACAATGCATATGCTTTCTGCTATGCCAGCTGATCATCATATTGAACCTTGGGTCCAGTCTAAAATTGCTGCTGCAAAAGAAATGATTGGTTCAGTTCATGATTATATGATGTACAGTGATGAAAATAAAGAAGAAGACGAACAAATGGATACTCCTATGACTTTCCCTAATATGTCAGTGGACGTTAATACAGGACAGAACGTATAATGGCTTATCAATCAGGCGTTTCGGGCGCATTCAATCCAATTGGCAACACAGCCACATTTCTTGCTAATACAGCAGCACCAACTGCTGTCCAGGTAACATATACGCCAGCATCAAATGCTACTGGTTATACATCGTATTGCCAGTATCGCGTTTTCAACTCTGGTTCGAATTTAATTTTCTTGGGCGTTGGCGCTAATTCCACAATCGCAAATAATAATGCAGTTGTAGTTTCTACTAATTCTACTGGTATTCCTGTTCTTCCTGGCACGCTTGAGATTTTCTCATTCCCAACCAATTCATATTTTACTGCGATTACTTCATCTGGCACATCACAAATTTATATCACGCCAGGATTTGGAGTATAATATGACAGTAAAAGCTAGTATTCAAACAGGTACAAGTGTTACTCTTGGTGCAGCTGGAGGACCTACTATTGCTTACGGTACTGGCGTTCCAAGTGCTTCAAAAATTACTGGTGCTGCTTCTTCAGCAACAGGAACACCAGCAACAGGTTCACAGTACATTCGCACTGACGGTACTTCTGGCGCTAGAATTTATTGGTATTACGGCTCTTGGGTAGCCCAATCATCCCCATAAGGAATAATAAAATGAAACTTATCACCGAACTTTTCGAAAACATGGAATACATTACCGAAGCTAAAGAAAACGGTGAGAAAGAACATTTCATCGAAGGTATCTTCCTTCAGGCTAATCGTAAAAACCGTAACGGTCGTATCTATCCTCTCCATATTATGGAAAAGGAAGTTGGTCGTTATATGAACGAAACTGTAAAAAATAATCGTGCGTATGGCGAGCTTGGTCATCCAGCTGGTCCTGCAATCAACCTAGATAGAGTATCACATATTATTACTGAATTGAAACGTGATGGTGATAATTTTATTGGTAAAGCAAAACTTACTGATACTCCAATGGGTAATATTGCAAAAGGTCTTTTAAAATCTGGTGCGAATCTTGGCGTTTCATCACGTGGTATGGGCACACTAAGTCCTGGTAAAGATGGCGCTATGATTGTTGGTCCAGATTTTCATATTGCTACAGCTGCTGATATTGTTGCCGATCCTTCTGCTCCTGATGCTTTTGTCAAGGGTATTATGGAAAATGTTGAATGGATATATGATTCAGTTAAGGATACATGGTATGAAGAAAAACTTCATAATATGAAAACATCTATGCATAAGATGACAATGGATCAAATAGAAGAGTCAAAATTTTCCATTTATGAAAGCTTTTTAACTTCTCTAACACTAAAATCTAAATAATATAAATAATTCTAAATTCCACAGGGGAGACCTTTAAATGACTGATAAAGTAGAAAACGTTGAAGCAACAGAGATCGAGGAAGGTACTCTTGCTGCTGATTCTCTAAAGCCAGCTTCGCGCACCGTAGCTGATCCAAAATCAAAGATCGAAATGATCACTCACGCCATTGGCGCAATGCATGCAATGAAGAAGGACGACTTGTCAAAGTGGTTCAACGATTCTATTGCGCAGTATGGTCCAGGTAAGACTTACGGTGTT